ACAGACGGCAGACACCGACAGTTACCAATACGAGGTCAAGCGTTGCGGTGCTAATCGGTTAAGCAAATAAAAGCAAAGGAGATTAAGGAAATGCTTACAGAAAGAGCCTTTGAGAGTTTCAAGAAATTCATTGAAACAAACATTGCATATGCAAAGGTCGAGTATGAGGGTGTGCTGCATAAAGCGGAAATTGTCAGCCGGGAACGCTTGCCGGACGGCAGGGTAGCACTAAGCATACCGATTACGCCGGAGGTATCGGGGGCCACCACGATAACCAAGATTCAGTTGTACGATATTGGTAATAAGTTGTGGGCGGAGAAAACCGAAGCAATCAAGTTAAAAGGGGTGCAGCAGGGCGTACTGTACCGCTTTAGTTTCAACTTTAAGGAGGAATAGCGGAAATGGGATTATTCAAGATTTGGAAAGACCATGTAACGCAGTTTAGCAACCGTTACAAGGAAATCAACAACGCAGACGGCACGATAACCCATGAAGCGGTAGAGGGCGAGGTAATACAGGAGGGTACACCACAGAACGCAAAGAACTTTAACGACATGGAGCAACGCATTTTGGCAGCCGGGGAAGTTGCCGGACTTGCTATGTTAAAAGTCGGAGCGGTGGAAAGCAAGGTTGAGGGGTTGGCAGGGGAGATTATCGAAACAACCTTAACCAATTCCAAAGAGTACCCTTTCAACAATTCAAAAAAGACCCTTGCACTCAAAACGCCAAGGGGTAATTTGGACTATACCGTATTCGTGGAATCAAGCACGGAGGACGCAGGCGGAATAGGAGAAATCAAGATAACTGATAAGCAGTTGAACGGTTTTAAGATTGAGTTTACCGGGGCCGCCAAGGAAGTATCCGTAAAATGCACCGTACAGGGAGGTTACGCATAATGGCAAACGTGATTATCAAAAGTGCGGAAAGAAAGGCACAAACAGCAGCAGTATTGAACGCTTACGGCGTGGGCGGTGGCAGGGCAACCGCAGCACAGAGGGAAGCAGCCGAGCATATCGCAGTACGTTCCAATGAAGCGTACAAAGAATTACAGAGAATGGGAGGTAAAAGGTAATGGCAACAGCAAAGATTATTACAGTTGAGAAAAACGAGGGCGGGAAAATCCCCTATGAGGTATCGGGTACGAAAATCATCTTTGGAGAAGATGAACTTATGATAAATCTGAAAACCCGGCAGCGTGACTATGAAACAACGCTTGATATTTGCAAGGACAAGGAAAACGGCTTGACGGTTGGGGTCAATACGTCCTCTACGGAATATGTGGCACAGGTCACAATACCCGCCCGTGAATATGAGGTTGTAGAAACTGAAAAGCAGGACGAGGACGGCAACCCGGTAATGGAAAAGAACCCTTTACCGTTTGACATGAAGAAATGCACATTGACCTTATGGGCGTTAATCTAATCTGATTTAAGGAGGATAATATACAATGGCAAATTTTGACGATTTACAGGGTGCGGTAGCACAGTTTGGGGCAGGAAACAAGGTTATCTATGATGATATTGGTATGCCGTCCATTATGGTAGGCGTTCCCAAGATGAAGTATTCCGACATTATCACGGGCGGTACGGAGGAAATATTGCCGTTTTTCATTGTGGACGGCGAGGAAAAGGAAGCTATCTATGTTTCCAAGTTTGCTAATATCGTGGAGAATGACCGGGCGTATTCCTTGGGTATGAAGTTGCCGAGGAATTACATCACTTTCGACCAGGCGGTAGCAGCCTGCAAGGCAAAGGGCAACGGTTGGCATTTGAATCAGACGGGCATTTTTGCCGTGCTTAATCTGTTATCGCAGAAAATGGGGACCGTACCGCACGGAAACACCAACTACGGAAAGGATTATTACCACGCCTACGAGCATGGAATACAACCGCAGGGAGAAACAGGGCGGACACTTACGGGCAGCGGTGGCCCTACATGGTATCACAATCACGATATGTCGGGCATTGCAGACCTTAACGGCAACGTGTGGGAGTGGACCGGCGGATTCCGTCTTATGAATGGGGAAATTCAGATTATCCCCTACGGTAACTGCATGAAACTTGATTGCGATATGTCCGAGGACAGCACACTTTGGAAAGCAATCATGCCTAACGGCTCATTGGTTGCACCGGGTACGGCAGGCACTTTGAAGATAGACCAAACGAGTGCAACCGCAGGAATCAGAATCAACACAACGGTACAGTATCCGACAAGCGGGGATACATATAGATATATTCCGTTCAAGACACTTACGGCAGCAAGCGGGGTAACTATCCCGAAACTGTTAATAGCGTTGGGGGTATTCCCGGACAGCGGAATTACAGGATACGGAAACGACCATATTTGGATGCGGAATCACGGCGAAAGGCTGCCTATCCGGGGGTCGGGTTTCAACCTTACGTCCCATTCGGGACCGTCCGCCCTCTACTTGGATAATCCCCGTTCCCACTCTTACGGCAGCGTGGGGTTCCGCTCCGCTTTTTGCGAACTGTAAACTGAACACTGATAAACTGATAGGGTGTGCGGTAGCACACCCTATGAAAAAATATATCAGCAAGGCAGGGGGAACATGGAAGAGAAGCAGGGAACGCAGGGGACCGGGACCAGCAACGGGATTTTCCATATAAAAGAGAAAATCTACGAAATGATATTATACGGCAACCCTGCCTTAAAAGACTTTCCAAAGACTGAAAGGTATGTACTGGCAGGCAAAATAAGGGAATCAATGTATACGGCGTTGGAAATGGCGGTACGGCTTGAAAAGAAATACCACAAGAAAACGACCTTGCAGGATTTGGACATTGAAATAGATGTATTAAGGAATCTGCTAAGACTTGCGAAAGACCCAAACCTATACCCAAAACAAAAGCCTTGTTTGGACTTCCATACATGGGAAGTGTGGATTAAAAAGGTAAACGAAATCGGTTGTATGATTGGCGGTTATATGGAGTGGGTAAACAGCAGGGAGAAGCAGAAATAAAAAATACATTGGGAAACAATCGCATTTGTATAGGTGGCTGCCTATCCGGGGGTCGAGTTTCAACAATACGTCCAATTCGGGACCGTCCGCCCTCAACTTGAATAATCCCCGTTCCAACTCTAACGACAACGTGGGTTTCCGCTCCGCTCTGCCCCTATGCCAAGAAGCCTTACGGTTACGACCGTAAGGACAGTGCAAAAGGGTTAAAGGGGTTGTTTTCCATTCCCGGACATTCCGGGAAAAAGATTGTATTGCCGTAAAGACAGTTAGTAAGCGTAAGCCGAAAAGATTTATATTTGTCACGTCCGAAAGGGTTAAAAACTTAGTAGGTTTGTACGGCAAAATTTTAAGAAAATCAGAGGTTGCAAATGCACAGTATCAAAAATATCTATGAGAAAATATATGATTTTGAAAATCTGCATAAGGCTTGGGAAAAGGCACGGAGGGGAAAGAGGTACAGGGAGGATGTATTGAGTTTCAACCGTAACTACGAAGAGCATTTAATAGAGATTCAGAATCAGCTAATCTATGAAACGTATGAAGTGGGGAGATACCATAGTTTCTATGTGTTTGAGCCGAAAAAGCGGTTGATTATGTCCTTGCCGTTCAAAGACAGGATAGTACAATGGGCGATATATCAGCAGCTTTTCCCGCTCTATGAGAAAACTTTTATTTTCGATTCCTACGCTTGCAGGCAGGGGAAAGGAACGCATAAGGCAGCCGACAAGTTACAGTATTGGCTACGGCAGACGGAAAGGAAGCCGGAGCGGTACTATTATCTCAAAATGGATATATCAAAGTATTTTTACAGGGTAGACCATGAGATATTGTTAAAAATATTGGGCCGCCGGATAAAGGATAAAAGGTTGCTTAATCTGTTAGAGAAAATCATAAATTGCGAAACTACAAAATTTGGCTTGCCAATGGGAAAAGAGCCGGACGAAGTAGAGGTAGAGGACAGGTTAGGCAATAAGGGTATGCCGATAGGCAACCTTACCTCTCAAATGTTCGCAAATATCTACCTTAACGAGGTAGACCAGTACGCAAAGCATGAGTTGGGGTTGCATTACTACATACGGTATATGGACGACATTATTATTTTACATCACGATAAAAAGTATCTTGCACGGGTTAAGGAGGATTTACGCATTTTCCTTGATGAAAACTTACGCTTGAATCTCAATAATAAAACGGCAATCAGACCTTGCAGCATGGGGATTGATTTTGTAGGATTCCGCATATGGGCCACGCACCGCCGATTAAAGAAGAAAACGGCGTTAAAAATCAAGCGGAGCATGAAACATTATGTAGAAAAGGTGGAAGCTGGGGAAGAGAGCAGGGAGAAAATGGAACGTGCGATAGCGTCATACCGGGGCATATTGTCACATTGCAACAGCTACGGCATGAGGCAGAGTCTTAACCGTCTTTTTATCAGAAAGGAGTAGCCGAGATGTACATTGATTCATCAACAATAATAACTGTTGCGGGCGTATTGGGTGCTTTAATCACAATCGGGACCGTTGCATATAAGGTTGTCAAGTGGTTTCAGCAGCAGGATAAGCAGACAAAGGACATAGAGGAATTAAGGAAGCAGGACAAAGAAAACTTGAAACAGCTTAATGACGAAATGTGCCTGCTTACCTATGCCGTGCTTGCCTGCTTAAAAGGTCTGAAAGAGCAGGGGTGCAACGGCCCCGTGACCGAAGCAATAGGGAAAATGGAGAAGCACATAAACCAAAAGGCACACGGGCAGGAAGGTTAGGAGGGTAAAACTGAATGAAGTATATTTTATGCGGAATCCTTGGCGTTGTCCTTGGATTCCTTATATTTTACCTATTATTTAGGATTGCCAACAAGAAACAGCTTTTCAAAAGGGGATCGGCAAAGAAAAGAGGGAAGCCGACTTTTACAAAGGTTGTATTGGTGGCAGTCCTTTTTACTTACTTTGTGGGCCTATATATCGGTATCAAAGTGACGCTTATAGACTATTCACAATTCGGGGTGCTTGCCACATACATAGCGACCCCGACAACTACGGTAATTGCCTTGTATTGTTGGAAAGCCAAGGCAGAAAACATTATTAAAATCAAACAGGGATACCCGGAGGAAACAAAGGATATTTCCGTTGATTTAAACAATATCACATTATAGGAGGGTAACACTATGAATATTAAGCAGAACATTGTAACAAAGAATCCGTGTTACACTTGCGGACGGACAATTACGGTAAAGGGCCTTATGATTCATTCCGTGGGTTGTCCGCAGCCGAGAGCGTCCGTATTTGCGAATAACTGGAATAAAGCAAACGCCAATGTATGCGTACATGCAGTATTACAGGCGGACGGAACGGTATTACAGTTGTTGCCGTGGAATCGCAGGGGGTGGCATTGTGGAAGCGGAAACAACGGAAGCGGAAACAATACCCATATCGGCGTAGAAATGACAGAGCCGGACACGATTCAGTACACGGGAGGAAGCAGCTTTAAGGATTTAAACCCGGAAGCAACCAAGGATTTTGTAGCCAAGACGTACAGGACGGCGGTAGAACTTTTTGCCTACCTCTGCAAGCAGTACAGCCTTGACCCGGAAAAGGACGGCGTTATTATTTCTCATTCCGAGGGTCACAAAAGGGGGATTGCGAGCAACCACGGCGACGTAGAGCATATTTGGAATAAGTACGGCTTGACTATGACACAATTCCGAAGGGATATTAAGAAAGCTATGGGAGGAAACGCAACGGCAGGCGGAACGGCACAGACCGCAGGAAACGCCACCAAAAGCGTTTCAAAGGGCGATACGGTAACATTCACAGGGGGACCGGTCTATAAGTCCTCTACGGCAGCAAAGGCGACCGTAAACAAGGGCGTGACAAGCAAGTGCGAAGTAACGGCGGTAAACCTCAAAGGAACACACCCGTATCATTGCATATCGCAGGACGGAAAAGGCGTTTACGGTT